GTAATTAAGGATTGAGCAGGAGAAACTTCAGGCTCAGGTTCATTAACCTGCTCATCAGCAGGCTCACCAGCTTCCTCTTCTGTATCGCCCAACTTTTTCTGTAGTTCGATGTAAGCTTTCTCTAGCTCTTCAGCGTTGGTGTATTTACCAGCAAGTAACTGCTCTTGTTCTTCTTGTAGTTGCTCTCCTATCTGAAGTGATTCTTGCTCATCAGGAGTCAGTACTTCAGCTTCAGGGGTGTTGTCGTAGGTTAGAGTTTCTGCCATTATTCAGTAGGTTGTTCTTCAGGTTCACCCATCATGGCTTGTTCAGCCATTGGTGATTTAGATAGTTGACCAGCTTGATCGACAAGTGATTGTCCTAGCTGATCTTGTTGTTGTTGCTGCATCTCTTGGTTGAGTTGCTCTTCAGTCTTAATAAGATTGAGTGCATCAATACCTTGTGCAGCGGCTAGTCTTTTGACAACTTCAGAAGGGTTGATATATTTCATCAAAGCTTCTGGACCTAAGGTCTGAGCAATGGTGCCCATAAAGTTGGCAAGGCTTTCACGGTCTTGACCACGACCCAAAGCATTTACACCAGCCACAATCTGTGGACGTACAAACTCTTTAGGGATCTTTGGCAACTGACCATTTCTTTGCAGGACGAGCATGATCCTGTTCAGGTATGGAACAAGGAACTCAACAGTCAGCAAACTAAAGAGTCCACCTAGTTGTTGTTCTAGTTCAAGCTGAGTGAGGCGTACCTCTTCAGCCGTTGTTCGCTCTGATTGTCTGATGTTGAGTTGAAGGAATGCTTCACCAACACGACGTTCAATTTGCTGTGCCAAGTTGGCAGCAGTTGCAAAGTCAGCAGTCTTACCAACCTGTACAACTGATACATCATCAGGTCTGCCCTGGATGATTGCACCGTTACCAGCTTTAGCAAGCGTTGCTGGTTTAGTAGTACTTGATGGTGACACCATGAACACTACCTTTGCTGCAGCAGCAGAGCCTTCGATCAAGGCTTGGCTAAGTGCATCGAGTGCACGGTAGTCACCAAGGAATTCCTCTACCCTGCCTCGTCCGTAATCCTCACCATCAACAGTGTTGAAGCGAAGAGGTAGCCAAGGGCTGGCATTCTTAGGTGCCGTACTACGGCTACCTGGAATCACTTTGTCAAAGACTTCTTGATGCCATACCCAACGTCCATTATCTAGACGTACATAGGTATAGACATCGACATCATCATCCTTAGATTCAGAGTCATCTACAACACGCTTGGAGTCAGCAGCAATATCTCCGAGCAGTTCTTTGCTGATCATTTCTTTAGTGACGATCTCAATCACACTCCCGTTGCCGTCGCGGTTGACCACGAAACGGTTTAGTGGAAAGTTCTTTAGACCATCTTTGCCCATAAAGATAAGGGCGTTGCCACCAACAATCAGATGTTTGATTGCTTGATGGACTACTACACGATCATTAGAAGCAGCAATGAAGTCCATGATAATCCGCTCAATCTTGCTGAACGAAAGGTCCAGCTCACTGCGAATCTCAGGGGAGTCCATCTCACCCAACTTGTCGTCGCGTACCTGTAGTTTGAAGAAGGTGGTTTGAGGAGGTAGCAAAGCAAGCATCAACTTGGATGCCAGGCTTACTACATTCTTTGCACCGATTGACTGCCACGGCATAGGTAGCCGCTTACGTGAATTGGTGGTACTCGTATCATCAGTTAGCAGGTACGGCAATGTAAGTTCCGAACATTCAATAGCCGTATTCAGGAACTGACTACGGGTAGATGAAAGGCGGTCATAAGCCATACGTGCACTAAGCATTTAACCCTCCGGTCTTACCACCAGTTGATGGATTGTTTAGAGGAATGCGTAGGCTGTCTGCAGTACGTCCAGCTCGTGCTCGTGAAGAGTCAGATTTCTTTTTACCGTACTTGACATTAGGTTTTGTATTGTCTGTATCTGCATCCAATGGTTGTGGAGTAGGCAGAGGTTTAGGAGCTGGCGGTGCTGGTGGCGTTGGTGGTGGTGGAGCCGGTGGTTTAACTTCTGGTGGCTTTGGTCTGCTTCCGAAAATACACATTAGTTTTTATCGAGTCGATTGATTAACCATTCGACAACAGAACGCTGTCCAGACTTATACATAATCTGGCTTAGGTTATTGTCAGGTGATGGAGTTACGTTAGGAAAAAACTCCTCCATTTCCTGGAGGATTTGATCAGGACTTGGGCCAAACAAAGGCTCAAGCGTATTGGGGGAGATTGACATTACTATGTTCAAAGAAGGCTGGCATACGTGCAGACTTAGTAAAGGAAAGCTCAGGAGCCTTGCCTTGATACATCAGGTTGTCACTGGAATCCAGCCAAAATTTTTTGTCTAAATATTTGTCGGTGTTGTTACCGAGTGGTTGCATAACCCAATTGATTGTTGCTTTACGTAGTTTGTCTAGACTTGGAGAAACCTCCAGTCCTAGTTCTCTACATACAATCGAGTTAGTTGCAACGTGGATCTGTTCATCCCTGGAAATATCAGCACTCACGGTACGCATTCCACTGTCACCATTAGCGCGGAGCAATGGTAAAAGAACGAAGAAAATTGCACGCTCGGCAACCATCGCTTTGAGGATCGTATGATCCGGATGCGCTGTCCAAGCATCACGTAACCGTAACGCTTCAGCTTCAGCCTTTTGATCAACCCCGTAAGCATTGGCAATGTAACCAAGTGCCAGGTCGTGGTTCTCTTCGTCTTTGATGTTTGACTCAAGAATCTCTCGCGATGACTCCGGTACGTCGGTAACCAATGCATCACGAATAAAATCTCCCACAGGCAGTTCCATATGTCTCAAGGCAAGGGCACGGAGCAACGTTTCGTGCGCCCCTTCCTTGCATGTACCAGCAGTTGTTTGTACTGGTGTCCATTTCCGTTTCCGGCTTAGTAGTTTTTGATAAGGATTCATTCTTGACAATCACATTGAAGTTCTTCATTTAAAATGTCCTCTAAATAGCTGTCCACTTCTGACTCATCCAATGCAGCATATGCATTAGTTTTATCTTGTGTATCGCTCATAACTTGGAGCGAATAATAGAGGCTAGTTTGCGGGGACCGTAGCCACTCTTCCACGAATTCATTGTCGTAGGTTACAACGTCACTCCAAGAGTTAAAGCTATATCCATGAAGAAGCCCTGTGCTGTCGAACAATGTCATCAGTCCGTCAGCGACTGCCTTGTAGGCATCCCATCCGACCTCTGATGCAATCTCAACATCACCATAATTATATGTTTGTACACCGAACGTGCCGCTATCACGGTCCACAGTACGGCTGATAGGTGGTGCAATTTCTGGGGTAGCTGTGAAACCATCTAGATCTTTTGATCTGTAGCTACACGATGCAGTAGGGGCAATTGCAAACGCCCTATCCATATTGTGTGACCTAGCAACACGTGCTGCAAGGTTGATACCTAGCTTTAGTTGTACTGCTAGTTCATAAGCTGGTGTACGGATTACTTCACCACTGTTAAGGCAGCGAAGTCCTTCACCAAACTGTTCATACGTTACGCCGTACCGCCGTAGGAGATTTGCGAGGCCGAGTACTCCCAGTCCGACTTGTCTGTCTGTTTCGCTTGGGAGATATTCTCCTGAATCGCTAACGCCAGTTCGACCATGGAGTTGGCACAGTTCTGACATCCCTTCAGTGAAAGCTCTTGGAATGTCGTCAAATTCACAGGCACCGAGATTGACATGCTGCAAGAGACAGGTGCCTCGGCTTGGCAAGTACACTTCAAGACATACATTCCCACGGATTCTTTTTCCATTTTTGTCATACTTAACTTTGTTTAACCAGATGTCACCTGACTTGATTCCGTGTAAGAGTTGTTCCTTAAACGTACAATCCTGCCACCATTCATCTGTGATGTTGATGCATCGTTTGATCCATGGCAACTCTGAGCGTGGTGTAGTAATAAACTCAAGAGCATCATCATGCCGGAGATCAATGTGGCACACCACAGCGCCATTTTTGTATACACCACCTCTCCTTAGTACTTCATTTAACGTTGAGTAGATTCTCGCAAAAGAGACCGGTCCAGATGCAACCAATCCTTTTCCATTTTCCGTTCCTTTGGGTCGCAACTCCGACAAGTGGACAGCGCAACCTGCTCCATATCGTAAAGCATGTGATACAAACCTCCACGATTTTTCCAATCCATCAGGACCCTCCATTGAGTCTTGTACTACAAATACTGTGCAGCTAACTGGAAGCCTTGACTCAGGGTTGTCGAGCCAAGATTGTACACGTCCAGTACGTGAGATAAGTGAGGTGGTCATTGATTAAATAAGATCAGTAAGTGTTGGTTCTTTATAATTAGGTCCTTTGAGAACCTTCCCGTCTGCTCTGTAGATGGGCTTACCGTCTTCTCCGAGCTTCGACATGTTTGATTCATGGACACGATGCATTGCTTCATCGAGATCCCATTCCTGACTAGCAGCCATTTGGTAGCAGACATACACAAGGTCGGCTAGTTCTTTTAGTTGTTCACACTCATCCTTGAAGTGATACGCCTCATGGAATTCACTCCACTCCTCATCGATCAATGCTTTCTGTACTGATGTCTGATTCCTCCCCGTCTCCAAAGAGTAAGCTTGACGAAATTCCTCCGCTTGATCGAGGAGGCTGGTGTGAATGTAAGAGTTCATTTTCAAGGTAGTGGATAGCTTTCTTTAGGTCCTGCTCTTTGCTGTCTTTATGACCAGCGCGAACAATATATTTAAGAGCACAACCAAGGTGATAGTTCAGTCCTTGGTCTCGTATAAAGTCCCACGTTTCCATGGAACCTCTTGTGTAGTAGGCGGGTGAGAAGTGGGCCATTGCTTAACTAAGTTGCTAACGGTATTGCATAGGCAGAAGTTCTGATGTTGTAATGCCATCAGTAATGTGATGATGTCTGCTTTGTCTGCCTCAGGCAGCAGATCATCCATTCGACGGAGCTTGAATTCTTGCTCCATCGTGAGTTCAGTTATTGGTGGCGGTGGGATGCCAGGGAATGACTTGTCCATCGTATTCTTTATTAGTAAGTATCTTTGCTAGCTGTGCATTCATAAGAGCTACCTCTTCACCAAGTTCTTTAGCTTTGAATGCTTTAACTACAACATCCCAGTTGTAACCATCCTCTTCAAACATAGCTACTGCACGCTTGACACCAATGCCAGGGCAGCCACCGTATCCATCAGTCTGATCACCAGCTAACGTCTGAATTAGATGCCACTGTCTACCCTCTTCAGGATCAATAGTGACTGTCTCTTTCATGTCGTATAACTTGCCAGGAATTTGGCGCATGTCTTTATCAGGCGAGACAATGATGTTGCCTGGATGTTCTGTTGCATAGATACCCATTGCATCGTCAGCTTCAAGCTCAGGTAATCGGATAAGTTCATATCGTTTACCCAGCTCTGTAATTACGCGACGATACCCACAGGGCTTTTTCCTGTTGCGATGACCCTTGTAATCGGCAAAAATTTTCTTCCTAAAATTCTTAGAGTCACTGAAGAACAAGATCATGTCTGGGGTGTCCCACATGAACTCTGTCTTGATCCTAGTTAGATCACGTTCAACGTTCTTCATGGCCTCAGAGAATTTACTAACTACAAGGATGACATCATCCCCAAAGTTAATTTCATCTTCTGCAGCAGCACAGGCTTTATAGACTATGTAGTCAGCATCAATTAGTAGTTTCATCAATGCACCTCTGCCCAGTTGGCTCCAATCTTTGCTTCTGCTGTGATTGGGACTCTAAGTTTGTAGTATTCACCAGCTTCTGCACTGCTAAGTACCAGGGATGCTGATATATCTTGTGCGTGTTCTGGGGGACACTCGAATGATAATTCGTCATGTATAAATGCGAGCTGTGGTGCACACAACCCAAGTTCCTTTATGTGTAATTGATTGATAACCATCCACCGCTTTGCTACAACACCTGCCCCTGACTGGAGCAAATAGTTCAAGGCTTTGTGTGGACTATCTACCTTGATGTGTCTTCCATCAATAGATCGGATATAACCCTCTTGGCTTTTCTTTTTGATTGCCTCAAGTAGTTCCGCAAGTCCATCAATAGCAGAAACAAATGCTTCTCTAATTTCTTTGCCTTTCTTTTTAGCCTGTGCTTCATTTAGAAGCGGGTCAAAGGAGGTTCCGAGTTTTTGATTGCCGGCTCCATAGATGAAGGCAAAGCAAATTCCTTTAGCTTGTCGCCTGGAGACTCCAACTCGATCGGCATTGACTTGATGGATGTCTCCGGTAACGAGGGTA